TGCTTCCGTGGGCGGAGATGATGCGGTCGGCATTGGCGGCCGGGATCGGGCCGGAACCATTCTGGCGATTGTCGCTGAAAGAATGGCGATGGCTCGCGGCGCGCGGGGCGGGGCTGAAGGCGGGGCGGCTGCAGGAATTGATGGCCGCATTCCCGGATGAGGAGAAAGCGCAATGAAAGATTTCGACAATGATTTGAACGCCGCCGGCGACGCGCTGCGCAGCCTGGCTGAAGGGCCGGGCGTGCAGGCGGCTGAGGCGTTGGAGGCCGCTTTCGGGCGGGCCGGGCAGAGCATCGAGACAGCGCTGGGACAGGCTGCCCGGTCGGGCGAACTGGATTTCGAACGCATGGCCGAGAGCATCCTGAAAGATCTGGCGCGCGTCGCCGCCGAAAGCGTTGCGGCGATGGCAGGCGCGCAGAGTGGCGCGCAGCAGGCGGTCACGCTGAACATGAATTATGCGCCGGGGGCGGAGCCTTCCGGGCGCGAGAGCGAGGCGGCAATGGGCGCGATGCTGGCGCGGCTCGTGGCGGGCGGAGGGCGGTTCCTGTGAGCCTGGCGAATTTCCATGAGGTGCGTTTCCCGGTGCCGCTGGCACTGGCAGCGACAGGCGGGCCGGAACGGCGCACGGACGTGGTGACACTGGCGAGCGGGGCCGAGGCGCGCAATGCGGTCTGGGCAGGCTCGCGGCGGCGCTGGGATGTTGGCAGCGCGGCGCTGAAGCTGGACGCGCTGCAAGATCTGGTCGCTTTCTTCGAGGCGCGCGGCGGGCGGCTGCACGGGTTCCGGTTCCGGGACGCGCTGGATGACCGCTCGTGCGCTCTGGGCGAGATGCCTTCGGCCACAGATCAGGTGATTGGGGCGGGCGATGGCGCGGAGACGCGGTTCCAACTGGTGAAGGCGTATGGGGATTATGCGCGGCGTATATGGAAGCCAGTGGCGGGCAGCGTTCTGGTCGCGGTGAACGGCGTCGCAATTCCCTTCAGCGTGGACGAGACGAATGGCGAGGTCACGCTAAACAGCGCGCCGGAGCCGGGCGCCGTGGTGAGTGCGGGCTTCCGGTTCGATTGCCCGGTGCGGTTCGATACGGACCGGCTCGATATCACGCTGGAAGGTTTTGGCGCGGGCAAGGCGCTGCGCGTGCCGCTGATCGAGCTGGTGGGATAGGCGCCATGCGGATTATCGAACAGGAATTTGCGGAGCGACTGGCGAGCGGCACGGCGACAACGTGCCTCTGCTGGTGGCTGGAACGGGCGGACGGGTTTGTGTTGGCGGTGACCGAGCATGATCTGGCGCTGGAGGTGGACGGCATTCTCTACCAGCCCGGCGCGGCGCTGGAGGGGGCGAGCTTTGCGCAGACGGCGGATTTGCGCCCCGGCCATGCGGCGGCGGGTGGGGCGCTGGCGCATGAGGCGATCACGGAAGCGGACCTCGCGGCGGGCCTGTGGGATGGTGCGCGGGTCGAGGTGATCCGCGCCGATTGGCAGCGCCCGGACCTGTTCGAGAGCGTGTGGAGCGGATGGCTGAGCGAAGTGACGCGCGGCGAGACCGGGTTCGAGGCGCAGCTGGTGAGCCGGAAGGCGGAATTCGAACGACCGCTGGGCCGGGTCTATGCACGCCAGTGCGACGCTGTGCTGGGCGATGCCCGCTGCGGCGTGGATGTGGGGGCTTTCCCAGGCATTACGTGCGATCACCGATTTGAGACGTGTTCGGATGTTTTCGGGAATGCGGAAAACTTCCGCGGCTTCCCGCATTTGCCGGGGGCGGATTTCGTGCTGCTCGGCCCGGCGGCGAGCGGCAATGATGGAGGCCGGCGATGAGGCGGGAGGAGATCGTGGCGGCGGCGCGCGGCTGGCTGGGCACGCCCTATCGCCATCAGGCGAGCCGCAAGGGCGCGGGCTGTGACTGTCTCGGCCTCGTGCGCGGGGTCTGGCGGGAAATGGTCGGGCCGGAGCCCGCGCGCCTGCCACCCTATACGCCGGACTGGGCGGAGGTGACGGGCGAGGAGGCGCTGCTGGCGGCGGCGCGGGCGCATCTGGAAGAGGTTCAGCTGGGCGGGGCGCAGGCAGGCGATGTGCTGGTCTTCCGCATGGCAACGGGCGTGCCAGCGAAACATTGCGGCGTGCTGAGCGGCGAAGCTGCGCTGGTGCATGCCTATTGGGGGCGCGCAGTGGTGGAGACGCGGCTGGTGCCGTGGTGGCGGAGGCGGGCGGTGGCGGCGTTCGCCTTTCCCGGTGTGGAGGATTAGGCATGGCGCAGATCGTGTTTTCGAGTGTGGGTCAGGTGATCGGACAGCAAGCACTGCCGCAGGGACTGAACCTGCTGGGGCGGCAATTGTCCGGCGCGGCGATTGGCAAGTCGCTCGGCAGTCTGGCCGGGCAGGCGATGGGCGCGTATTTCGCCCCCGCGCAGGAAGGGCCACGCGTCAAATCCCTGCCGGTGATGGAAGCGCGCGAGGGGGCGGGACTGCCATCCGTCTACGGCCGGATGCGGGTCGGCGGGCAGGTGATCTGGGCCGCGCGCTTCAAGGAGACAAAGACCACGCGGCGGGCGAGCAGCAAGGGCGGGCCGAAGCTGACCGAGTATGATTATTCGGTCAGCTTCGCCGTGGCGCTCGGCGAAGGGCCGATCCTGGGCGTGCGGCGGGCCTGGGCGAATGGTGAGGCGTTTGACCTGTCGGGTATCGCGCACCGTGTTTATCCGGGCGATGAAGCGCAACTTCCCGACCCGCTCATCGAGATGATCGAGGGCGTGGCGCTTGCCTATCGGGGCACGGCCTATATCGTGTTCGAGGATCTGCCGTTGGAGGCGTTCGGCAACCGGTTGCCGCAGCTCTCCTTTGAAGTGGAGCGCGTGCCGCCGGGTGGGTCTGAGCCGGGGCTGGCCGATGTGGTGACGGGTGTGAACATCATCCCGGCCTCGGGCGAATTCGTCTATGCGACGGATATCGTGCGCGAGCAGGCCTTTCCGGGGCATGAGCGGGCACTGAATGCGTGGTCCGGTGAGGCGCGCGCGGATTTCCTTGTGTCGCTCGATCAGCTGGAGACCGATCTGCCAAAAGTGTCGCGCGCGGCGCTGACGGTTGGATGGTTCGGGACGAGTGTTGAGGCGGGAGTATGCGAGATCCATCCGGGTGTGGAGACGCGCGAGCGGGTGACGGTTCCCTATGCGTGGGAGGTGGCTGGCATTGCGCGGGGCGATGCCCATGTCATTTCGCGCGATGAGGACGGCCATCCGAATTATGGGGGCACGCCTGCGGACCGATGCGTGGTGAGCGCGCTTCAGGAAATGAAAACGCGGGGCCTGTCTGTTACGCTGTCGCCCTTCCTGTTCATGGACTGCGAAGGCTTTCCGTGGCGGGGGCGGATCGGCGTGTCGGCAGAGGGCACTGCGGCGGCGCGCAGTGAGATCGAAGCGTTCGTAAACGGCGCGAACGGGTTCCGGAAGTTCATCCTGCATCATGCGCAGCTGGCCGCAGACGCAGGCGGCGTCGAAGCCTTCCTGATCGGCAGTGAAATGGTCGGGCTCAGCCGTGTGCAGGACGCGGCGGGCGCGTTCCCTTTTGTCGAGGCGCTGGTGGCGCTGGCGGCGGAAGTGAAGGCGATCCTGCCGGGCGCGGAGGTTTCCTATGGCGCGGACTGGACCGAATATGGCGCCTATGCGCCGGGGGACGGATCGGGCGACGTGCTGTTCCCGCTGGACGCGCTGTGGGCGAGTGCATCTGTCGATTTCGTCGGCGTCGACTGGTATCCGCCGCTGGGGGACTGGCGCGACGGCAACGATCATCTCGATGCGCTGGCCGGATATGCCGCGGCGGACGATCCGGCCTATCTGGCATCACAGATCGCGGGCGGGGAGGCGTTTGAGTGGTATTATGCGGATCAGGCGGCGCGCGACGTGCAGGACCGTACACCGATCAATGACACGGCGCATGGCGAGCATTATGTGTTCCGTCAGAAGGATATTGCCGGCTGGGCGGGCGCGTATCATCACGAACGTCCGGGCGGGGTGCGGGAGGCTACGCCGACTGGCTGGGTGCCGGGGGCGAAGCCGGTTCGCCTGACCGAGATCGGCTTTGCGGCGGTCGACAAGGGCGGCAATGCGCCGAATGTGTTCGTTGATCCCAAGAGCAGCGAGAGCGCGCTGCCGCCCTATTCGAGCGGGGCGCGGGACGAAGTGTTCCAGCGCCGGGCGCTGGCGGCGGTGTTGCCGCATTGGGAGACGAGCCCGCTGGTCGAGGCGGCTTATGTGTGGGCGTGGGACGGGCGGCCCTTTCCGGCCTGGCCGCTGAAGGAAGAGGTCTGGAGCGATGGCGGCAACTGGGCGCGCGGGCACTGGCTGAATGGCCGGTCGGGCCTTGCGCCTCTGGCGGATGTGGTGGCGGATCTCTGCGCGCGGGGCGGCGTGGACGCGGTGGATGTGTCCGGGCTGGACGGGATTGTCGAAGGCTATGGGCTCGACGGGGTGCATTCGGTGCGGGCGGCGCTGGAGCCGCTCAGGGCAGCGTATGGCTTCGAGTGCGTAGAGCGCGGCGGGGCGCTGGTGTTCCGCATGGCGGGCGAAGGGGGCGTTCTGGATGTGGCGCCCGGCGCGCTGGTGGAAGGCGGACTGAAGAAAACCCGCGCCCTGCTCGACAAGGCGCCGGCGCGGCTCAGGCTGACGCATGTTGATCTGGAGGCGGACTACCAACCGGGCATGGCGGAGGCGCGAATTGACGGCGGCGACCCGAGGTTGGTGCAGGATGTGGCCTTGCCGCTGGCGCTTGGGGCGAGCCGGGCGGAAGCTGTTGCAGCCGCGCTGCTGGAA